CCTTTCAGGGCCGATATAGCTCAGTTGGTAGAGCAGCGCATTCGTAATGCGAAGGTCGTAGGTTCGACTCCTATTATCGGCACCATTATTTCATCCAGTACCATCCTCAATCGTCCATTTTTCCTTGTTTTTCGCGGTGTTGGCTGTTTTGTTTGTCCGCCGTTATCCACCTTTTACCGTTGCAATCCAAATTTAAAACGGGTACATAATCGGGTATCTGAGTTTGAGGCGGGTACCTATGAAACTAAACGCGCGACAGGTCGAGACGGCAAAGCCTGCCGAGAAAGACTATAAGCTGCCAGACGGCAACGGGCTTATTCTGCTGGTGAAAACCAGCGGGGCGAAATACTGGCGTTATCGTTATACCTTCGCCGGTAAAGAAAAGATGCTGGCGCTCGGTGTGTACCCGGCCGTTTCGCTGGCGGCCGCCCGCGAAAAGCGAGATGAGGCCCGGCGGAACGTTGCTGCGGGTATTGATCCTGTGAAGGTCAAAAGCCACGTTGCGGCTGCTGCAGCAAAGACGATCACGTTTAAAGAGATTGCCGCAGAATGGCACGAATTCAAGAAGCCGCGCTGGTCGCCTGGCTATGCCTCTGACATTCTCGAAGCGTTCAACAAAGATATTTTCCCAGCTGTGGGTAAGCTGCCGGTTGCTGAAATCGAACCGGTTCAGATGCTGGCGGCACTGCGCAAAATTGAAAACCGCGGCGCAACCGAGAAAGCAGCCAAAACGCGCCGGTGGTGCGGTGAGGTATTCAGCTATGCAGTTGCGACCGGACGCGCGAAGTATAATCCTGTCAGCGAACTGAACAGTGCCATGACCGGCCATAAGGGGGAGTCCTTTCCGTTCCTGACGGCTGAAGAACTGCCCGATTTTCTGGCGGCGCTTGAAGGCTACAAAGGGAGCCCGCTCCCCCGGCTGGGTTTGCAGATCATGATGCTGGCAGGGCTGCGTACTTACGAACTGCGGCATTCAAAATGGGAATGGGTAGATTTCGATAATAGGCTGTGGGAGATACCCGCCGAATTTATGAAGATGGACCGTCCCCACCTGGTGCCGCTTTCCGATCAGCTTGTTGTCTTGCTGAAGGAGTTGCACGGTCTGACAGGTCGATACGTGAATATGTTCCCCGGCAGGAATGACCCATCAAAGGTCATGAGCGAGAACACAATAAACAGGATGATCCACACGCTGGGATATAAGGGGAGGGTAGTAGGGCATGGCTTCCGGCATACATTCAGCACCATCCTGAACGATAAAGGATTCAACTCTGACTGGGTTGAACTCCAGATCGCTCACGTGGATAAGAACAATATACGCGGGGTTTATAACCATGCCCTGTATATGGAAGGGCGTCGGGAGATGATGCAGTGGTATGCGGATTATATTGACCAGCTGCGTTTGATTTAAAGAAACTGTTTTTTCCACTCTTCGACCTCGCCGCGTATCCAGCGGGAGGTTCGGCTCCCGAGCTTCTTAGGCTTCGGAAACTCGTTATTGCTGATGCGCTCATAAATGCTTGATTTTTTCAGGCCAACGGAGCGCTCAACCTCTTTGATGTTAATCAGGTCAGTGTCAGAGATAACCGGTGTCATGCTATACCTCTCTTTTTCATGGCATCGAGCAGGATGTCCTGCACTGTTCGTTTTGAGTTACGCCGCTCCATCACCATTTCGTCCATAGTGTCGGCGGCGATAATGTAGTGAATGAACACCGGGCGGTTGTGTCCGGCCTGAATCTGCCGGGTTGGCCCGATGCGTTCGATAATTTGCTGGTACTGCTCCAGGTCCCACCAGTGCGAGAAAAACACCAGTATGTTGCCGCCGTCCTGCATATTCAGGCCGTGGCCTGCGCTGGCCGGGTGCGCGAACAGGACCGGTATTTTTCCGGCGTTCCAGTCGCGAAGGGTCTGTGGATCCTGGTCAAGATGGCGACCTTTCGGGAAAGCCTTACGCAGGCGCTCAAGGTCGTGTTTCCAGTGGTAGGCCACCAGCACCGGCGCGCCAGCTGCTTCGGTGAGAATACTGTCCAGCGCCTGCAGCTTCGCGTCGTGCAGTTCGGACCAGCTCCCTGCGTCGTCGGTGTACACCGCGCCGCTGGCAATTTGCAGACATTTTACCGTCTTTGCCGCGGCGTTCGGCGCTTCGATGCCTTCGCCGTTCAGTTCAAGGAACATTTCTTTTTCCATTTCACGATATTGTTGGCGGGCCTTCGGCGGCATATCCACGCGGATCACGTTGTGGACAGGCTCTTTGATATCGAACCAGTCGGCGGCGTCCAGGGAGATAGTCACGTCAGCCAGTGCACGCTGTATTTCGTCCTGCGAATGGGCGAACGGCTCCAGCTTCGTCCAGCTCTGCCCCGGGAGCTGTATTGAGTTGAACCAGCGGGAGGTAAACGCGCCGTAGGTGCGCCCGAGACGTTGCCCCTGATCCACAAACCACGCCTGCCCCCACAAATCCACCAGGCCGTTAGGCGCTGGCGTACCGGTGAGATTCATCCAGCGCCGGACGTGCTTATGCGCCACTTTTCCCAGCGCCGCCGCACGCTTACCGCCCCCGCGCAGCCGGAAGGATTTCAGCCGAGTGCTCTCGTCAGGAATGACGGTACCGAACGGCCAGTGGTCGCCCAGCTCTTCCACCAGCCAGACCAGATTGTCGTAGTTGATGGTAAACACGCTCGCGTTGCTGTTCGCCAGCGCCTCAGCGCGTGCTTTGGCATTACCGATAATCGGCTGCACCTCGATATTGCGCAGGTGTCCCCATTTCACCGCTTCATCCGGCCATGTGCTGGCGGCCACGCGCAGCGGCGCGAGGACCAGCGCGGGCTGTGTCTCCGCTCCCGCCATGAAGAGATCTTCCAGCGTGGTGAGCGTTGCCACTGTTTTACCCATTCCCATGCCTGCCCAGATGTTGCAGCGGTTAATGTCGATTTCGTGGTTGATAATTAGATCTTGATAGGGGCGTGGCTTAAAAGCTTTTGTCATAATGCCTTTCCACTTTAAAAGGACGTAGCTATATGAAATTAATTACTCAAAATCTTACGCCAGCCGACTTCTTGGCTAATGGCGGTACACTCGTGTATGAAGTTGATGCAACCGAAGTTAATGAGGGAGATCCTAATTTCCACCAGTTACCAACAATTAAACCTAATTTGCTAACTGGTTTTGAGTTGAAACCAACAGCAGTGATAGAAGATGCCAGCGCAGCAGCCCAGATTATTGCCTATGGAGAAGATTGGACCCGATTTATTTATCGGGTGTATTCAAAAGGTGGGAAAATTATCTACACCCAAATAAACCAAAATTTATATCGGGCTGTTTGTACGCTTTAAAATAATATCCCCTCCAGGTTTTTGCTATCCAGCACCACCACGGTAAAGCCCAGCGCGCGGAGCCGTTCGTGCTCGCGCAGCTGGTCGGCGCGTGGTGGTTTGCCGGGTGCTTTGCATTCAACGAAAACGAGACGGCCGCCGGGTAGCAGGACAATGCGATCCGGTACCGAGCGGCGACCGGGTGACACGAACTTAAAGGCGACCCCGCCAGCCTTTTTCACTTCGGCGACGAGGTGCTTTTCGATAAGGCTTTCACGTTCGTAGGCCATGCTACTCGCTCCTGTTTAATCCCCATACGCTGGCAAGCAGTCAGGAAAATTTCAGTTTCTTTTTCTATTCCGATAAACGGGCGTCCTGTTTCTTGGCAGCCGACCCCTGTGGTTCCGCTTCCCATCGTAAAATCCAGCACCACATCACCTGGGTTGCTGTAGGTTTCGATGATGTATTTCACCAGCGCCAATGGTTTCTGAGTCGGATGATAGTTTCCGGTCTGCTTGTCACTTGAGAAGAACTGAACATCTCGCGGGTATCGCTTTGTCGAATCGTATTCGGTCAGCGTCAGCGCCTTACCGTAGCACTCTGAATTAACGGTCTTCCGCTTACTGGTTTTGCGGATGTGCCCATCAGTCATCTGCGGGTTGTATGTCGGCTGGCGGCGGTAGAACACCTCGATATTTTCATGCGCGCGCAGTGGCTGCTTTTTGGCATTCAGGAAGCCGGTGGCGTTACCTTTCTCCCAAATCCATTCGGATCGCCAGTGCCGTAAGTTGCTGGCAACCAGCACACTGGTAAATGGCTGAGCAGAGAACAGGACGATTGCCGCCGTCGGCTTGGCGATTCGATAAAGTTGCTCCCACATCATTTGCAGGTCTAATACAGAATCCCATTTGCACTGCGTGGTACCGTAAGGGATGTCTGCCAACACCAAATCCACCGAGCCGTCAGCGATCTTCGGGAAGACATCGAAGCAATCGGCATTGTGGAGGGCTGTGTTAGACATCATCCACCGCCTTACGCTTTTCGCGCATGTTCTGCATCAGGCAAAAATCAGACCGGCGTTCGCTCCAGTCCTGATTAAGTTCATTACGCGATTCGCGGTTGGCTTTGGACCAGACCTTCGCCGCCCGGTCGTACTCGCCGGACTGCTCAAGGCGCAAAGCCTCCCGCGCAGTCCGGTAATAAAGCGGACTGTCCCGATATTTAAATGACATAGGGGTTACCTCAAGTAAAAAGCCCTGCAAATGCAGGGCTTTTTACTTTTTAGGAAAATGATTGATTAAGATGAAGCGTTCGCTATTTGAGCTTCATTAAATGTGAAACCGGCCTGTTTAAGGCGCTGGATTAAGCGAGGTACAGTTTCTCGAACATGATCATTAAAGTTGAGATAAAGAATACCCGCAGCATCAGAAGGCTGTTCAAGGTGTTGCTTCTGCAAGATGACCACGTTACTGCGGCCGAGTGATGATAACAACATCCCCATTTCTAGAACTACGTTTTGACGAGCCCTGGGCAGGGCTGCTTCTTGACCGTCTCTTTTGGAGTATCCCACATCATCGGGAGTGAGAAGAACAATGCCGAAACGAGTCGCTGTCTGCCCTTGACCAATTTCACGCTCAAGTTCTTCAATTATCGTAAGTCCAGTGCCACCTGTATTCTGCAAAATAAAATGATCAGGTAACCCAAGCTTATGAAGAATGAGCTCAAGCTGCTCTTTTGCTGCATGGTCGTGACCGTGAACGATGAAAATCTTTTTGGCTGGCTCTTGAACCAGGGCTGGCTGAACTCGTTGAGCTGGCGCGTTACCCAAGTGTTCATTAATAATGGCTTCAACTTCTGGTTTTGCCGCTTGTGAGCCTTGAATCAAAATCGTTCCGGTGTGGTAAAGCGTTATGATGGCACCATTACTTAAACGATAACAATCATGACCGGCTTTGTTTTCTTCTCCGGTAACATCAAATCCGGATTCGACTAAAAATTGACGAAAAGTTTCGACAGGGTGTGGGTATTTGAGAGCCATTTCATTGAGATCCTGCATCATTATTTTCCTATAAAATAAGCAATATTTGGCAAAGCAGCAATGACAGCGATCAGCTAATCCTTACGGTAGTGGTACGCCTCGAAGCCGCCAGCGTTCAGCGGGATATCGGGCCCCCATTCGGGGTTGGTGGAGAGCAGCGCGGAGAGCGCTTTGTCATTGAAATCGTCAGTGTCCGGCGCTTCGGTGATCACCTCGTCGTGTACCGTCAGCACAATGCTGTAACCAGCATCTTCTATCAGCGGCATGTTTCCGGCCAGAACGTCGCGGGCGGCCGCCTGAGTGACGTTTTCCACCAGCTTTCCGCCGTAGGTTTTGAGCCGCTGCCATTTGCGTGAGTAGGAGTTAACGCCCTGATAGGTGATATTCCCCTTCTCGATGGACGGGGACGGGTAGCACAGTGCGCGCCCGGATGGCAGCTGGATGCGCAGCCATGCGCCATCGCGGCGGACTTTCAGATAACCGCAGTACAGTGTTTTTTGCGGTGTGGCGATGGCTGTGCGGACGGTGCGCTCGAGCTCGTACCAGAAATCGCAGGTTGCCGGGTGGGCTCTGCGCCACAGCCGCTTAAGCGAGTCACACGCGATGAATACACGTTCGGACAGGCCAAAGGTCGACTTACGTTTAACCGATTCGTCGTACCAGCTTTTTGCCTCGCGGATGACATCACGGGGGATGTTTGGCAGCGCGGCGTTCGCCAGCTCGTCGAGGTCGAGGCCGTAGACCAGGGCGAAAGTCAGGAATGCCGCAACGCCACCGCCAAAGCCGAGGCCCAGCTCCATCACCTTGCCGATCTGACGCTGGTATTTATCAACATCGTCCGGCGAGATATTGAAGGCGCGGGCGTAGGCCAGTTTATACAGATCCGGCCCGGTCCCCTCGTCGTACTCGCGGAACGCGTCCAGCTTCCACTGCTCGCCGGCAAGCCAGGCCAGTTTTCTCCCCTCGATATTCGACAGGTCGCTAACCACCAGCTTTTTGCCTGCGGGGGCCATGATGCAACCGCGCAGCGCCGAGCTGGTCAATTCCATGATGTTATCGAACAGCAGATCGGCGCATCCGGCTTTCAGCGCTTCGATGCCCTCGTCTATCTGGTCCTGCTCAAGTGAAGGGCGGGGCAGGTTCTGGGGCTGGAACAACCGCCCGGCCCAGCGTCCTGTTCGCGATGCGCCGCAGAACTGCAGCGTGCCGCGCAGACGACCGTCACTGCTCACGCCCTTCATCAGCGATTTGTATTTACTGGTGCTGGTGGTGCTGGCCTGCAGGCGGATAGCCAGCAGCTCTTTCACCGCAGACGGTAAATCAGGATCCGCCATACGGCGCTCCAGCGTGCTGCGCTGCATGTCCGGCAGCTCCACCCCGTACGATTCAACAATGTGCGTAATCAGCGCATCGCGCTGCGTGGCCGCCTGCACTTCGCCATCGGTCATCACCTGCGTGCGTTTCGCCAGGCGTTTTTGCTCGAGGTCTACCGCCTCGATCGCCGCCTGCGCAAGCTGCACATCCATGCAAACGCCGCGGTCGTTGATCTGCTGGTCACGATGCCAGAGCGCCAACTCTGCACCCTTATAATTCCATTTCGGCAGGCGCTTATGTACTTCGCGCATAGCCTCAATATCCAGCCCGGCGTAAGCAACAAAGCGCCGCCATTCTTCCGGGTGGGTTTTGCTGGTGGCCCGGCGCAGTTTGCTGTTCTTCGGACGTGGCTTGCAGAATAGCTGGATAAGCGCTTTACCTTCTTTGTCCTTCGCCTTGTCCTGCGGGACGCCCAGCACCTCGCATAGCGCGCCCAGCGCGCCGGGGAGGCCGTGCGCCAGCGCCTGCACCATTGTGTCACGCCAGCGCGTTACATCAGGGGCAAGTCGCGGTATTGCATGGCGCAGCACCGTGCGGTCAAAGTGCGAATTATGGAAATAAAGCAGGGTATCGGGGTCGGCGATAGCCTTCTGAAGCCTGCCGGGGATAGGTTCGCCAGCAGTCAGATCCCAGACGCTAACCGGCTCGTCGCCGATGGCCCAGGCGAACAGCATCACCTCGACACCTTCCGCATAAGCGTGCGTGCCGTTCGTGATGGGTATTTCGCAGTAGGTTTCCAGGTCGCCCCAGAGAATGGTTTCAGACATAGATATTCCTCGAGGGTGCTTTGCAAAAAGGGACGCTCTTTGCAAAACACCCGGCGCGTGGCCGGGTGGGAGAATGGTTAAATCAGTTGGTCGGCATCTGCGCCTTCGCTGATATCGTCGAAGTCGTCAGCGCTTGCCACTCCGCCGCCGCTGAAAGCATCGCCATCTTTGTAGAACTGAACGCCACCGAGGGAAGCACTGATACCTTTACCGTTATTCTCATATGCGAAAATGGTAATGGTGACGTTAACGTAGCAGCCAGAATAAGGGCGACCGTCCTGAGCAGTGAGCGGGGAAAGATCGCGATCAATAACCAATGGCCGCGCTTTGTTGCTGGCGCTGATTACCATGTTGCCCGCATACCCTTCGTAATCGGCTTTCTCATCGCCGCTACGGTAGTTGAAGCGCATAGGGTTACCGCGAATCTGGGAAAGGATGGTATCCGCTTTGGCTCCCCATTTGTCCGTAGCGACTTTCTTGATAGCCTGCTCAATGGCTTTATTGCCCGGGTGGTCAGGTGGCAAAAGGAAGGATGCACGGAATTTGAAATCCCCCTGGCCGTTAACCTGGCTTGCTTCGAACAATTCAGGGAAGGAAAGACGAACATTTTGCAGTTTAACTTTCATGGTTGTTTCCTTAATCAGATGAGGTCTGCGGCGAGCGCATCGTCGGACACGTCGTCGAAATCGTTAATAGGGTTGAGATTGAGCGCTGGGCGCGGGTCGGACTCGGGGGCGACGGTAGGCTTACCGTCAGCGCGGGTGATCAGCGCTTCGACTTTCGTCCAGCGGCGAGGGCTGGCCTTTTTGATGAGCTTCTCGGCTTTGGTCGGGCTAATCAGCTTAAGGTCGAAAACCTCCTCAGTTTTATATCGGAACTGGTCTTTCAGCAGCGCGCGGGCGGCTTCTTCATCGCTCCAGGCGCGATTACCCTGTTTACCAGTAACCAGCTTAAACCCCGGTACCGGATTCCCGGCGTTCAGCTCACTGTTCACCCGGTCGCGCACAGCCTTTAGCCACGATTCGATAGCATCGGCCTGGCTGTAGATCTCCGCCAGTTCCTCGATGGTCAGAAGCGGTACACGCGAGCTGGCATCAGCGATAATTTCACCGACCGGTTTCGTCAGGTCTTCGAAATCGCTGGCAGCAGTTTGCATGTGCTGCATTTTCTGAGCAGTGCAGACGGCTTTGGCTTTGCAGAATCGGCATTGTTTTTCGCCCGGTGTAAAGTTTTCCAGCGGCAGGGTTTCGACGCCTTCGCAATCGGCGATGTTGAATATCACGACCACACTGGCTGCCGCTTCCTGCGCCCGTTCGCCGAACGCCTGGAGCTCTTCCACCGTCAGGACCCACTCTGAAACGTGGTTAAGCCGCGGCTGGTGGATGAACAGGCGCACCGTCTCGAAGTCGTACAGCATGCTGAACTGTTCGAGCGCGCCCAGGGCATACAGCTGCAGCTGCTCGTTCTGCTCGGCATCGACGCGCACACCCTTACCGTATTTCAGGTCGTGGATCTGCAGCTCGTTGCCCGCGATGATTACGCCGTCGGCGGTACCAAAGGACTCTTCTACGCCCACGATATGGGAGAAGTCGACACGCTGCTCGACCAGCAGCTCATTGCCCTGCGACAGCGCCCAGACGGTGTCGACGTAACGGCCAACGGATTCGACCATTTCCTCATCTACCTGCGGGCCGGAGGTATCATCCGGGTGCTCAGCAAGAGGATAGGAGCCGAGAAACATCGCGACGTTGCAACCTGCATAGTGCTCCGGGTGACTCTGGCGGTTGCGCAGCACCTTTTCGGCAAGTGCATGCGCTGCAGTACCTTCTAAAGCGAAGGACGTTTCTTTGTCTGGCTGAGTGGCCTCCAGCGCCAGACTACCGGGGCAGCGCATCCACCGATGCGCTGAAGACGGGGAAAGTCGTGCATGAACTTCTGGCATGATTAACCCTCCAGTGCTTTTTCAGCCTGAGCGATCACGTCTGCGAGGTTCTCGTCAGCAACTTCGCCGAGTTTTTTGGCACCCTGTTTTTCCAGAATCGCCACCGCTTCGGCACGGTAACCACCTTTCGCCAGCTGGAGGATCAACCCTTCGGCCTTTTTACGCAGCGCCGCAAAATCGGTCTGCGTGTCAGTGTTATCCCCGGCATCATCACTCGTTTCGGTACCGCCTTTTGCCGCGTTTTTACGCGCAAAATCTTCCTGCAGCTGGAGGTATTCAACGCGGGTGATCTCGATATGGCCCTTTTTAAGCAGTTCATTCAGCTTGCGTAAGGTGTGGAGTTCACTGGCGGCGGAGCCATCAACGTTCTTGCAGTAGAACGGCCCTGTGCGTTCTTCATCCTTACCTCTGGTTTTTGGCTTCACTTCATGGCGCCCGTCAGCTGGCGCGTCCAGTAAACGCTCGGCAAACTCACGGCGTGCCGCGATGGTTGGTAAGTCGTCCCAGAAGCGCAGAATGTTACGCGACAGGTCAAGCAGCGCTGGCTTGTTCAGATGGCCGGCGCGTTTAACGCCCTGCAGGGCGCTGTCCAGAGCGTCGATCTGCACAACGCGCTTATCGCCTTCGGCGTCGCGATAATCAACAACACGCTGGACCATTGTTTCGCTGAGCTCCTGCGCCTCCGGGTAGAATGCAGCCAGGGCGATAATGTCGCTGAACTCCAGATCGTCGAGCGTAACTTTGCGGATAACGGTATTTTCCGCTTTGGTTTCCGGTACCGTTTCGCGGTATTCCTGCACTTGCGCCACGGCGTCCGCGCGGAGAGGTACGCCAGAGGCCAGGGCAGTGATAAGGCGTTCAAGCAGGGCGTTATGCTGCGTCAGCAGTTGGTTGTTAAGTTCGAGACTGGTTTCTAAGCTCATACTGCGGTCCTCGCTACAAGGAGAATGAAGGTAATAGCCAGGCCGAACGCAGTAGCGAGGGCCAGACCGGTGAAGATGTCGAAATGTTTGCGGCGATAATGGAGCACGTCGCGCCCCGTCAGCCGGTGGAGGTGTTCAGGTTTCATCGGTGGTGCTCCAAAAAAGAGCCCCTCTTGCGAGGGGCAAAGACTACACACAGCAATGCAATGGACTTAATGAAGCGCCTGACAGACGCTTGATAAATTCACTGCGCCCCATCATCGGAGCGTTTCAACTTGCGTGACTTATCAGCTCGTCGCGGTGTGGTCCTCTACGCTTACCGTACGCATACGGACTCGGCGCTTACCTCGATCCCATCGGGTGCCATTTCGTTTTGCCAGGAGCACAGCGGCTTACCTGTCACGCGGTTCTGTTTGTTAAAGAGCTCGTTAAGATTTCTGTATAGATGTCTTAACATTTGATGCATAGTTAAGACCTCTAAACCTTTAAAGTCAAGAGTTGGTGTTAAGAAAAGTGTACTTTTTTGCAAGTTGGTAAAGAAAAGCCCGCAATTAAGCGGGCCTTAGAAGAGGGGGAAAGCTGTTTTACAGGAGAACGGAATACCAGAATACTTGGCCTATGATGTTTATCTTATTTGCCTCATGATAAAAATAATCTTCATCTGCGTATTCATCCCGGTTAAATGAGCGAACTCTGATACCGTTTGGTAGGCGGTACAGTAGCTTTACACGTAACAATCCATCTTGGTCTATCGCATACATCTGACCATCTTTTATCCCGGTCTTTGATGTATCGACACCGACTACCGCCCCGTCAGGTAAAACCGGCTCCATGCTATTACCGTGTACGCTAACGCAAGCGGCACAGCCTGCGTCCACACCAGCTTTACGTAGAGTGGATTTTGCAAATCGCAATTTACATCCAGAGCGATCCAGTTCTACGTAAGTGCCATCCCCTGCGGATAATTCAATCTCGTGGTAGAAAGGTATTTCCACTTCATCATCCTCTAATGGCGTGGTTGAGTCCCATGTTGAAAAAACACCCTCTACTCTAGCGTTTGATGTGATCTGTTTATCGTCAGAAGGTTTGCCAGTGAGTAGCCACTCTGGGGAGGTACCCAAAGCATCCGCCAGGTTGACCAGGTTTTTACCATTAGGCGCTGTAGAGCCTGATTCCCACTGGGAAATAGTAGCTTTTGTGACCTTAATTCGTTTAGCGAGCGCGTCTTGAGTCATTTTTACATTGCGGCGTGCTTCGCGAATACGTTCGTTAATCATGGTGTTACCCCTCATATGGTTTAGTTAGCTTAACCTAGTTAGGGTATCGTTTTCTTGACTTGTATGTTTAGTTTTCTTAACCTTGATGAATCTATACATGCCCAGGAAAACGGATATGAAAAAGACCAGAGCCATTGAGCTAGCGGGCAGCAAAGCGAAACTCGCCCGATTATTGAAGGTTTCTAAAGGTGCAGTATCTCAGTGGGGTGACGAAATCCCAGAACTGAGAGCGCTGCAGCTTGAAAAATTATTGAGCGCTAATAAAAAAACTCAAGCCAGACAAAAGGCGTAACCCATGCCAGAAAAAAAGATCTGGGGGGCGACGCCTGACGAATGGTTCCACTTCGATCTGGTGCTGGGGCGTACTGACCAGCTGCTGCCGGTCGTGTGCAACCCGGGCGCGACCATATCCCCGAATAGCAAACTCAAAATGCTTGGCAAAACGCCAAGCCTGTATAACCGCGAGCGCTTGGCTACCGGGATCAAAGACTGGACCGAGCATGTCGTAACTGAACATGACTTTGCCCGCTGGTCGAACGAACCGGATTACGGCATCTGTGTGCGCACTGGTCATGGCTGGCTGGCGCTGGACTGCGACAGCGAAGACGAAGATATCCAGGCCGATATTCGCAAAACGCTGGTGCAGCTACTGGGCGAGCTGCCGCCGCGTCGCTGGCGCGCTAACAGCAACAAATGCCTGTACCTGCTGGCTGTAGAGGGTGATTTCCGTAAGCGCATCCACCGTCTGGCGGGCGATATGGGGATTATCGAGCTGCTGGCGAACGGGCAACAGTTCGTTGCCTGCGGTACGCACAGCAGCGGCTCACGTATTGAATGGGACGGCGGTCTTCCGGACGAGCCACCAGCCATAACAGCTGACCAGCTCGAAACGCTGTGGCAGCGACTGGCGGATCAGCTGCCAGTGTCGGTCACCACCGAAGCGGGTAGCACGAAGATGCGTGACCGCTCAACCTTCACGCCCGGTGCTACGGACGATACAGCGGAATACCTCGATGCTAATGGCTGGACGCTGCTGGACGGCGCGAACGGCGAGCGATACATCCGCTGCCCGTTTGAGGATGGCCACAGCACCGGCGGCGACCCTACCAGTACGGTTTACTTCCCGGGTGGTACCGCGGGTTTTGAGCAGGGGCATTTCAAGTGCCTTCACGCCAGCTGTGCGCATCGCGACGACGGCGATTTCCTTAATGTCATCGGGATCCGCAACGACGATTTCGAAGACCTGACCAGTACCGACGTTGCGGAGCCGTTACCGCTGCCGGCGTTCGAGCGCGATAAGTGGGGCCGCATCGAGGCCACCATCAGCAACGCGGCCAAAGCCGTTGTGCGTTCTGACTTTGTGGACATCGATATCCGCTTCGACCAGTTCCGCGATGAAATCATGTTCGCCCAGGCAGGCTCCGGCCAGTGGCAGGCGTTCACCGATGCGGATTATGCGCGCCTGCGCATCACGATGGAAAAGCGCGGCTTTAAACCTGTAGGGCGCGAGCTCATTCGCGACGTCGTACTGCTGGCCGCTGACGAACAGCCCTTCGACTCGGCGACTACCTGGCTGAACGGGCTGGAGTGGGACGGCGTGCCGCGTATCGAAACTTTCTACCATACGCACTTCGGTACCGCCGACACGCCATACACCCGCGCGGTGTCCATGTACATGTGGACGGCGCTGGCGGGCAGGGTGCTGGAGCCCGGCGTTAAAGCCGATATGGTTCCGATCCTCGTCGGCCCGCAGGGCTGCGGTAAGTCCTCCGGCGTGGAAGCGCTGAGCCCCGACCCGGCATTCTTCACCGAGATTTCTTTCGCTGAGAAAGACGACGATCTCGCACGCAAGATGCGCGGGCGTCTGGTGGCGGAGATTGGCGAACTGCGCGGCCTCAATACCAAAGAGCTGGAATCCATAAAGGCATTCGTGACGCGCACGCATGAGAACTGGATCCCTAAATACCGGGAGTTTGCCACTCAGTTCCCGCGTCGTCTGGTGTTCGTCGGTACCACCAACGAGGACGAATTCCTCGCTGACAAGACCGGTAACCGCCGGTGGTTGCCCGTTGAGGTGTCGAAAGTCGACGTGAAAGCGATAAAAACAGACCTGCTTTTGCTGTGGGCTGAGGCCCGCGAGACGTTTAAGCGCCTCGGCGGCATCCAGTTCCGCGATGCTGAGCGGCTCGGTGCGAGTGTCCACGAGCAGTACACGATTAAGGACGCGTGGCTCGAGACGGTCGAGAAATGGCTCGACACGCCTGACCTGATGACTAACGACATTCCGCGAAATTGCGAATTTTTACGTGCTAGTGACGTTCTGCGCGATGCGATTGGCTTAAATCCAAGCCACATCGGAAAACGCGAAGAAATGCGAATTAGCAATGTTTTGCAAAATTGCGGTTATAAGCGCGTTCAACGTCGTGTTGACGGGAAAAAGATGAGGATTTTCGAGCCAGTGTCCCAACCTGACCCAACCCCATAAACTAGGTTGGGACATTTTAAGGGATTGAAAATATTAGAAAGTCCCAACTGTCCCAACTGTCCCAACCTAATTACTAAGAACCCCATATATATATATAAGTCGTTTGGGGAAAAGGTTAGAAAACAGATGGGACAGGTGGGGACAGGCTGGGACAGGCTGAACATGTAATTTATTGCAGGTAGCGATATGCAAATACGATTTGATTCCACCACGGCGATTAACGAGCGCCAGAAGCTCAATAAAATCGCTCTCTATGCTCGCGCGTGCGCGCGTTTTGCGAGGTGACACATGCCAGTTGTCGCAACGTTCAAAACAGACTGGTTCCGGGTGATTAACGACATCACGCGCAGCGGCATTCCCCTGCAGGAGATAGCCAGAGAGCTCGACGTGTCGAAGTCTGCTATCATCGGCTGGAAGCAGGGCGCAGCGCCGAACCATCACACAGGCGAAGCGCTGATAGATTTCTGGTGCTACGTCACACAGCGCCCACGTTCCGAACTGCCTGCGCAGGTCACATCACGGCGATTCGTTTACGCCTGGCGTTCTAAGCGCCTGGCACCATGAAAACTTGCAAAAACAGGGCGTTTAACGGTTAAAAACGCTATGCAAAAACCGCCCTGTTTTATGCACGATTTATGCAGTCCATTTTCACCACTTCCAGCCAGTAAACCGCGACAAATAACCGCTTCACGCTGAATCGTTAACGAATGCCATTTCGCTGGTGCGCGCAACGTCCATTATGTTAAATCGGCCCTGTTTTTAACAAATCTTCCATTTGGTCGGGATCCCGACCGCGACCCCGTTTCACACTTACGGCTCAATCATCACAGGAGCCACCACAATGGGCCGACCAAAGAAACCTATCGAAGTACCTGGGCAGGAACCTGAAACGGGCGCAGAACTGATTACAGGTACCACCGGTGAAGCCACAGCACCGGGCCCACAGCGCGCAGAGCCTGAGATTATCCAGCAGCGCGTTGCCAGTCTGCTGGACGATGCCGCACTTGCTGAGCGCAATACTCTGCTGGGTACCATCAACGAGCAGGGCGCGGCCATCATCGCCCGCTTTGAAACGCTGGGTTACACCGATCTGGCTGACCAGCAGCTGACCGACAATCTCGAATTCCTCCAGCTCGTCAAAAAAGCCACCACGGCGGAGCCCGCCGCGCCGCTGGGCTACGTGACGAACGACGAGGGCAAGCGCCAGCCTGTTACGGGTAAGCCCGTTCTGACTGAGCACGGCTGGCACGTTCCGGACTAAGAGGGGAATTGCTATGTGTGGAGGTGGAGCACCTAAGGTCGTACAGACCGACCCGCAGGCCGAAGCGGATGCAGCTGCCGATGCAGCAGCAAAAGCGGCAAACGCAGATGCAGCAGCGCGCAAGAAGCGCAAGAAAGGCTCGTCCCTTCTCGCCAGTGGTGCAGAGGGTGCAGCTGATTCGGGCAGCTCTCTGCTGTCCTCTGGTGCGCAGGCAGCGCAGCAGAAAAACACTCTGGGGGCGTAACTGATGGATGAACTCGCCGTTAAGCTGATTAAGCGTTCCGACACGCTGAAAGCCAACCGCCAGGAGCATGAAAGCGTCTGGCGCGAGTGCTATGACTACACCTATCCGCTGCGCGGCGCGGGATTCTCTGACGAAGTGCTCGATGCTCAGAGCGCAAAACACAAGGTGGCGAAGCTACTGGACGGCACCGCCACCGATAGCGCCCGCATGTTGGCCTCTGCGCTCATGTCCGGCATGACCCCGGCGAACGCGCAATGGCTGAACCTCGACAGCGAATCTCTGCCGGACGATGCCAAAGCCTGGCTGTCTGAGTGCGCAACGCTGATCTGGGAAAATATCCATGCGGCAAACTTCGACGCTGAGGGCTACGAGGCAAATCTCGACGTGGTGTGTGCTGGCTGGTTCGTCCTGTACATCGACGAGGACCGCGAAGAGGGGGGCTACACCTTCCAGCAATGGCCGCTGGCGCAGTGCTATGTCACGTCCACCCGTAAGGATGGCATCGTGGACACGATCTACCGCCGCTACCAGCTGACCGCAGAGCAGGCCATCAAGGAATTCGGCGCGGACAAGGTCAGCGAGAAGATCCGCGACGCGGCGAAGAAAAAGCCCGACGATAAATTTGATTTCCTGCACTGCATTTTCCCGCGCGAAACCTACATGGTCGATGCCCGCCTGGCGAAAAACATGCGCTTTGCGTCGTTCAACGTCGACGTGAGCAACAAGCAGGTGGTACGTGAATCCGGCTATCACGAATTCCCGTGCTGCGTGCCGCGCTGGATGAAAATCCCCGGCGGCTCCTATGGCATTGGCCCGGTGTACGACGCGCTGCCGGACTGCAAAGAGCTGAACGAAACCAAGCGCATGGAGAAAGCCGCGCAGGATCTGGCTATCTCCGGCATGTGGATTGCCGAAGACGACGGCGTACTCAACCCGCGTACGGTCAAGGTCGGCCCGCGCCGCATCATCGTGGCGAACAGCACAGACAGCATGAAACCGCTGCTGACAGGCGCAGATTTCCAGGTAGCGTTTACCGCAGAAGACCGCCTGCAGGCGTCAATCCGCAAAATCATGATGGCCGACCAGCTGCAGCCGCAGGACGGTCCAGCCATGACCGCCACCGAAGTGCATGTGCGCGTCGCGCTGATTCGCCAGCTGCTTGGTCCGGTGTACGGCCGGTTCCAGGCTGAATATCTACAGCTGCTGGTGGTGCGCTGCTTTGGTATTGCTTTCCGCGCAGGCATCTTCTCCCCGCCGCCGGAGAGCCTGCAGAACGCCAATTTCAATGTGCGCTACATCTCGCCTCTGGCACGCGCCCAGAAGCTGGAAGACGTGACGGCAATCGAACGCCTCGGCGCTAACGTGGCGAACCTCGCGGGCATCAACCAGGACGTTGTTGATCTCATCGATACCGACGAGGCCACGCGCGTTGTGGCAGATGCGCTCGGCGTCCCGGCGAAGGTTATTCGCTCATCCGATGCTGTGGCAGATCTCCGCGACCAGCGCCAGAAAGCACAGCAGCAGGCCGCACAGCAGCAGCTCATGATGCAGGCAGGAACCGAGGCGGCAGGAGCTGCAGGGCAGACGGCTGGCGCGGCAATCGGACAACGACTGGCAGGTAACCAATGAGAATAAAACAGGCCACACCTCAGGACTTTAAGCGCATTTTCGAAGAAATGCCTGGCGGTCCTCAGGTGCTGGAAGAATTAACACGCCGTTTCGGGCGTGCGGCGTATGTCCCCGGCGGTACCGAGGGCGACCGCGAAACGTGTTACAGAGCAGGGCAGCGATCCGTACTGGATTACATCCTGCGCGAAATCAACAAGGCCGATGGAGTAGAAGACGATGTGGAAGCTTAAACACTTATTCATGAACGCTGAGCAGGGTGCAGAACAGCCAGGCGGCGGTAACGGAGGTGGTGAAGATGGCGGCAATAATCCGGGTGCTGGCGAACCTTCTGGTAATTCTCTCCTCAGCACAGGCGCGGGCGAACCGGGTGCTAATGACTGGCTACCTGAGAAATTCCGCGTTATGGGCGAAGACGGAAAGCTCAGTATTGAAAGCTCTGCCCGCAAACTGGCGGAAAATTACACTCACCTTGAAAAACGCATGGGTAGCGGCGACGCGCCGCCGAAAACGGCAGATGAGTATGCGCCTAAGGTAGAGGTCGAGGGATTCAACTGGGAAGAATTCAAAGCCGATCCGCGCATGCAGGGCTTCATGAAAACTGCTCACGCCAAAGGCATCACCAACGATCAGATGAGCTTCATCCTGGGTGAATACGCACAGCGCGCTCCTGAGCTGGTTGGCGGTGCCGCTGCGCTTGATTCGGAAGCTGCCACCACGCAGCTGCGCGAGGTGTGGAAGACTGACGCAGAGTTTAAGCAAAACATCGGTCTGGCTTTCCGGGCGTTCAATTCTCTTGCGGACGACGCTGACAAAGGCCGTATTGACGAGATCGGCAATAACCCGATGGTTATCCGCATGCTGGCAAAAGTCGGTGCTGAAATGCAGGAAGATGCGCCTGCGGGTGGCGATGTAAACCTCGAAGAGCAGCAGACCATTCGCGACCTGATGAAATCTCCGGCGTACATGGACCCGAAACATGCCGACCATGAGCGCGTATCAGCGAAAGTTAAAGCTTATTACCAGAAGCGTTACGGCGACCAAACCGTAGCGTGACATGTCACGACAACTTAAAGCGAGGAAAGACCAATGACTCAACATATCGGTGTGAAATTAATTAATGCGTTCCCTATGACCCGTCTAGCATATAACGATTTTCGTGGATGGCAGCTCCCCGCTGATGAGAACGGCGCGGACGAAGGTTATCTGGTGGAATATTTGGACGGCGGAAAACCTAATACGGATCGCTTTGATGGCTATGTCAGCTGGAGCCCGAAAGAAGTATTCGAAAAGGCATACCGTCCGGTTTCTGGCTTGAACTTCGGTCTTGCTACTGAAGCCCTTAAGCAGGGTAAGAAAGTCGCCCGAACTGGCTGGAACGGAAAAGGTATGAATTTGCAGCTGGTTAAGCCGCCTCAGTCGGCTACACCTCCAGACATGCGCTACGACGTAACTGTCGGTGACGAATATACCTTTGTTCCTGGCGTTAAATTACTTCCGTGGATCGGTATGAAAACGGCTGATGGGGGTTTTGTGCCTTGGCTGGCTAGTCAAACCGATATTCTGGCCGAAGATTGGCAGATCGTTTAATAGCCCACCAACAATTGTAATACCCCAAAAGCCAGCCTGACCCGCTGGCTTTTTCATTTGGTCGGGATTCCGACCGCACACCTCGCTAACAATCTCCCCACAACCAGCCCGGCGGGGACGCCGGATAACTGAATTTTCCCGCAGTGCGTAAGCGCCACGCGCATTGTGTTAATCGGGCCGGGCAACCGACAACCCAGCAGGCGATATTTTCTGGAGTGATTGTTATGTCATTTGATGCCAATAAGAACATGATCACCGCTGCGTTTATCACGCAGTTTCATGATTCTTTCGAAATCGCCGCGCAGCAGAAGGATTCCCGCCTGCAGGCAGCGGTAAACGACCGTGGGATGATCACCGGCGAAGCGTTCACCATCAACGATATGGGCACCATCGAAATGACGCAGATCACCACGCGTTTCGGTGACACTGTATGGGACCTGCCAGAAGCGGGCACCCGTAACGCGTTGATGGCGGACTACGGTGTATTCGTACCAGTTGAAAAACGTGACCTGCGTAAACTGCTGGCCGACCCGCAGGGGCCATATCTGCAACTGACCCTGGCGGCTTCCAACCGCAAAAAAGACGATGTTATTTATCGTGCTCTGCTCGACCCTGTGATGCGTAAAACGTCCAGCGGCGGTGCGTATGCACCGGTGGCGCTGCCTGCGTCGCAAAAAATCGTTGCTGGTGGCACGGGCATGACCAAAGCCAAGCTGATCGCTGCGAAAGCGATGTTCCGCCGCAACGAGTGCGATGAGCAGAACGGTGAAGAACTGTATATCACCTACAACGCCGACATGCTGACGCAGATCCTCAGCGATACCACGCTGACTTCTGCCGACTTCATGGCGGTGAAAATGTTGCAGGAAGGTGCTGTGTCCGGAAACTGGCTTGGTTTTAAGTGGCTGGCTTACGAAAAACTGGATTCTGCGACCGCAGGCGATCCGGCCGTGACTACCAAAACCGCCGTCGCATGGTGTAAATCCGCTGTGCATTTCGGTACCGGCGCTGAGTACAACGTCGATATCGGCCCGCGCCGCGATAAAAATAACACCATTCAGATCTCTGTTGATGCGTCTTATGGTGCTGGCCGTGCCAACGAGAAAAAAGTCGTCGCCATCGATTTTGTTGTTTAAGCCGCTGGCGTTTTTGCCGGGGTATACCCCCGGCCTTTTTTCATCTGAGGTTATGCCATGACTTCGAGTGTCTCTATCTGCTCAAACGCACTTCTGGCGCTGGGTGCTCACCCTATAAATGATTTCGACGAAGACACGGGTCATGCTCGTCTTTGCGCCAACCTTTACCCTACTGTTCGCAATAAATTACTCCGCGCTCACCCCTGGAACTGTGCGATAAAACGCGTTGTGCTCTCACCTGTCAGCGGTGCGCCTGTCTTCGGGTACGGCTATCAGTTTTCTTTGCCGGGTGATCTGGTACGCGTCCTCTCCGTGGGCGAGCCACGGGATGATATTGATTACCGGATTGAGGGGAGCCGGCTGCTGGCAAACATCGATGTCATTCGTCTGCGCTATATCTTCCGTAACGAGGACGAGTCAACGTGGGATTCTGCGCTGGTGGATGTTGCTGAAATGATGATGCAGTCCAAGCTGGCATACGCGGTGACCGGGTCCACCAGCCTGCGTGATAGCCTGGCGCAGGAGGCTACGTTCCTGCTTAAGCAGGCCAAAGCTATCGACGGGCAGGAAGATCCGCCGGAAGAGCTGGGCGGCTATCCAACTTATGAGTCGAGGTTCTGATATGCGCGCGAACCTCATAAAAACCAATTTTACAGCTGGCGAAGTTTCCCCTCGTCTGATGGGGCGCGTTGATATTGCCCGCTACGCCAACGGCGCGAAGATTATCGAAAACGCGGTTGTGGTTGTGCAGGGCGGAGTTGTCCGCAGACCGGGGACACGCTTTGCAGCGGCTACCAAACACGGCGATAAAAAATCACGTCTTATTCCTACGTGTTCAACCGATCACAGGCTTACATGCTGGAGTTCGGCGACGGCTACATGCGTATTTATCAGAACGGTAAGCAGCTGGTTAACGGCGACAATACGCCTTATGAAATCGCCAGCCCATACACTGCCGATATGTTGTCTGCTGTGAATTATGTCCAGGGTGCTGACACCATGTTTCTGGTGCATCAGTCCGTCAAACCTCACCGCCTGCAGCGCCGTGGTCAAAACGACTGGGTTCTCGAGCCAGCGCCATTTATCGTTGAGCCATTTGATGAAGTTCGTGATACCCCGCAGAAATGGTGTAAGCCATCCGTCAAAGAATTCGTGGGCTCTGAAATTACGCTGACTCTGAGCGATGCGGAACCGGGTGACACTCCAAATCCACCATTCTCCGGGGAGGGCTGGGTCGCTCAGGATGTGGGCTCCTACGTTCGACTTAATGGCGGTCTGGTGCTGATTAAAAGCATAACCAGTGCGCAGATTGCCGTCGGCACCATCCGCAGCGACCTGACGGCAACACAGGCGGCATCACCTGGATCATGGACGCGTGAGGACACGGTCTGGAGCGATGAATTTGGCTATCCCGGCGCGGTGACACTATACCAGCAGCGCCTTGTCCTGGCGGGTTCGCCAAAGTACCCGCAAACAATCTGGTGGAGTGAAACAGGCGTTTACCTGTCCTTTGAGATTGGGACCGAAGACGATGATGCGATCAGCTTCACGCTGTCTTCTGACCAACTGAACCCAATTGTGCATCTGGCGCAGATGAACACCCTGATTGCGCTTACCTACGGAGGGGAGTTTACGATTACCTCCGGCAACGATGCAGCCATTACGCCGACGAATATTTCGGTTAAAAACCCGAGCCCTTACGGCTGCAACGGGATCCGACCTGTGCGTGTCGGTACCGAAATCATGTTTGTGCAGCGCGCTGGCCGGAAACTCTACGCGGTAGCGTACGACCCGGACAGCTTTGTTTCCTATTCCGCCAACGATATGACGGTGCTGGCTGAGCACATCACCGCTGGCGGTGTGCTGGATATGGCATACCAGCAGCAGCCGGATGCGTTTATCTGGATGGTCCGGGCTGATGGCGCTGCGGTCACGATGGCTATTGATCGTGGTCAGGATGTAATTGCATGGTCACGTCAGGTAACAGATGGCGCGTTTGAGTCGCTGGCGACCATCCCATCGGAAGCTGACGATGTGGTTTATGCGATCGTCCGTCGCGAGATAAACGGCCAGACCGTACGTTATGTCGAGGTGTTCGACAGCAAACTCTATACGGATTCAGCCGTTACAGGGGCCAGCGGCGGCGATGGTGCTACGACATGGTCTGGGCTTTCGCATCTTGAGGGGCAGACGGTTGATGTGGTGGCCGATGGTGCAGTTATGCCGCAGTACACCGTTTCCTCTGGTCAAATCACGCTGTCACGTAAGGCGAAAAGCGTGGAAATCGGCCTGCACTTCGAAAGCACGATCGAAACGCTATCGCCGGAGGTTCAGACCACAGAGGGTACGACACAGAACGCGAAGAAGCGCACCAGCGAAGTGACGATGCGTTTTCTCGAAACTACTGGCGCAGAGTGCAACGGCCAGGTCATTCCGTTTCGCCGGTTCGGTCCAAAAATCCTCAACCAGCCCGCACCGCTTTTCACCGGTGATCACTACTGGGGAAAACTTGGCTGGGAGCGCGGGGAAGACACCCTGCTTATTCAGCAGCGCCAGCCGCTGCCATTCCATCTTCTTGCAATTATTTTCACTTTCACCAGTAACGGGGGCTGACATGGTACGTAATGCAACGGCCGGGGATATCCCGGCGCTGATCGAGCTGGGTGCGCGGATGTATATCGAGTCCCGCTATTCGAAGAACTCGCCCTTTGATGAAGAAAAATGCGCAGATCTCGCCCGCACTCTTATTTCATCACCTGCTGGCTGTCTGCTGGTGGCCGAAAAAGGCGGTGCGGTAATTGGCTGGCTGGCCGGGGGGATCGCTGAGCAGTGGTTCAGCCGCCAGTTAATGGCGTTTGAGTATGGGCTGTTTATCGCGCAGGAACATCGCGGCGGCACAGCTGGCCCGCGTCTCGCGAAAGCATTTATCACCTGGGCGGAAGAGCATGGTGCCGCGATCATAAATATGGGTATCACCACGGGCGTGCATGAAGAGCGCACCGGTGATTTGTATTCACGTCTCGGCCTGTCGCGTACCGGTCTGCTTTATTCCAAAGAGGTGTAACGATGTGCACTGGCATAGAAATTGCGGCAATCGGCGCATCTGTTCTTGCTGCGGGTGGTGCTGTCTATAGCGGGCAGCAGCAAAAGAAAATGTCGAACTACCAGGCGGCGCAGGCGGAAGCCGATGCAGAAGCCGCGCAGGCAGCTGCACGTGTAGAGGCGGATCGCATCCGTAAGGCTGGCAGGGCTCAGGCAGCACAGGCAAATGCAGCGCTGGCTGCGTCAGGTGTGGACACTGGAGAAGGTACCGCATTGCGTATTCAGTCCGGCATCGTGGGTGATGCAGAGCAGGACGCGTACCAGACCATTCTGAACGGTTCAAACCAGAGTGCACGGCTCAACGCGCAGGCGTCTGCCGACCGCATCAGCGGCCGTAATGCTTCAACATCTGGCTACATCAGCGCGGGCAGCTCACTGCTTAGCGCTGGCGGGACAGCGTATAACGGCTGGAAAAAAGCAGGGAGTAAATAACCGTGAGAATTCCAACGGGTAATTTTGGTAACGTTACGCCGCAGGCGAATCCTACCCGCGTCAGTGTCAGTAATGTCGGGCAAATAGGTAACGCAGTCGCAGGTCTGGGGGCGGCTTTAGGTCAGACTGCTGATGAGGTACAGCGCACGCAGGATAAAGCGGATGTGGCGGCAACCCAGGCTATCCTTACCGATCTTGATGCGAAATCCAGTGACCGTTGGGAAAACCCGGAGACCGGCGCGCTGGTAACCCGGCAGGGGTTCAAGTCTTCCGGCGTTGGTCTGGACATGGATAAACAGGACTCTTCCGACTATGAAGAGGCCCGTAAACGCGTACCGCAGAGCCAGCTGCAGTATTTTGACGCTCAGTGGAAAGCGGGTCAGATCCGCCGAGCCAGCACCTACAACAGCTTTGAGCGTAGCCAGACTGAACAGGCGCAGCGCCAGCAGCTCGACGCGACGGTTAAATCGTCCGTTGAACAGGAAGCGGGGGCGTTTGACGATCCGCAGGCCGCTGCGTTAATTCGAGGCGCACGACAGCACTCCATTTCATTGTATGGCCAGGCGCAGGGCTGGTCGCAGGAACAAATTGACCAGGCAGTTTCTGAGGCCAATTTGCGGGCTATGGACCAGCGAGCCCAGAACTATGCAGTTACCAATCCGCAGGGCTGGTTAAATGGCGATTTCCCGGTAAAAGATACTGGCGCTCTGGATATGCGCGCTATCGGCATCGTTGAATCCGGCGGTAAGCATTTTAATGCTGACGGCAGTATTATCACTTCGCCCGCCGGCGCGCAGGGAAAATATCAGCTGATGCCAGATACGGGCAAAGAGCTGGCGGCGAAGCGCGGAGTTGAATATAACCCGGCAGATGAAGAACAAAATGCCCTGCTGGCGAGCGATTACGCAAATCAGCTGTACGGTAAATATGGCTCTGAAATGCTGGCGGGTGCTGCCTATAACTGGGGTATGGGTAACGTTGACAAGCTGATCGCGAAAACCGGAGACCCACGCAAGGGTGAAATTTCTGAGTCTGAGTTTATCAGTAAGTTGCCCGCTGAAACTCGCGGATGGCTGGCCCGCTACCGTAAAAACAAAACAGGCCTCGATCCTGTTTCTGTCAACAAAATCGATAACATTGCCGAGTCAAAAATCCGGGAGCAGCGTACGGCGCTGCGCGAGAAAATTGACCCGATTCTGAACAATACGATGGTGCAGCTGTACAACGGGGAAGTGCCTGACGCGATGCCCGATAAAGCATCAATTATGTTTGCGTACGGCGAGCAGGGGGCAAAAGCCGTTAAGCAGCTCGACATCGCGATCAACAATGCCAAAACCTTCCAGGCGATCCAGTACGTGTCCCCGGAACAGCAACAGGCAGAAATCGCAAAGCTAAAACCTCAGGCAAATGATCCTGATTATGCGCTCAAGCTCGATGCGTATGGCAAGCTCGGCGCGCTGGTGCAGAAAAGCAATGAAGCGATACAGGCGCAGCGTGATACCCGTCGTTTTAACGAAGCGCTGTCTATGGGCGAGAAACTTGACCCTACCAACAAATCCATGCAAAAAGCCGCCGACGCCACGCCAACGGCGCAAAACTTCCGGATTAACGACGCCACCACCCATGACGGGATTGTGCAGCAGGTGGCCCAGACCGGGATCATCCCTTCGCAGGTAACCACCCAGTTATCGGCGATATCCCGCGCGCGCAGTCCTGAGGCGGTCCGTCAGGGAGCAGAGTTATTTAATCGCCTCTATGACACGGATCCCGCGTCTGTTGGCGACATGCCAAAGGATATGCAGGGATTTTATCTCACCGTTAAACAGCTTACCGATTCTGGCATGGCGTCCGAAACCGCTATCGAACAGGCGCAGAATCTGACCTACAACCAGACCGATGCACTCAAAGCGCTACTGGCCTCAACCCAGAGCACCAAGGAGTACAAAAAAGACCGCGGCAAAGCGATGGATTCTGCGGTGAGCAGCATGTCGGGCTTATTTAGCTGGGGAAATCCATCTGCCGACGATCAGACGCCGGAGGCCGCACGTTTCCGCAACGATTACCAGTCGCTGTACGACATCAATTACCGCACCACTGGCGGCAATGCTGATGCGGCCAAAAAAATGACCAACCAGCAGATCGCCCGCACCTGGAGTATCAGCGAGGTTAACGGCGACGCAAAACTTATGAAATACGCGCCGGAGGCACTCTATAACTACGGCCCATCGGGGTGGCAGGCGGCGCAGTGGAAAGAAGAAAAAGAAAGCCTGATGTATGGCGAGCGCAAGGGCGAAATCACCACCAGCCCGGCTCAGCTGGGCATCACCTCAGGTAGTGCCGCGCCGGTTACCAGCAAAACGCCGGAGTCGCGTATTGGCGGCGATCTGGAAATTACCCCTGATGTGCTGACGGCCCGCAATGGCGATTACGCCATCATGGTGCGAACAAAAGATAAGGATGGTATCGAGGCGGTACAACCGTTCTACGATTCTTACGGCAGGCCGATGCGCTGGAAACCGTCACTGGAAGAGTGGACGCCATACAAAAAAATGCAGGAAGAGCGCGAAGAACATGATCGCAATGAGCTGCAACGCGGTCAGGATATTCGCGGGTTCAAAGATAAACACCGTGCGCTCGATGAGCAGTACAAGCGCCTGCATAACGAGCGCATGGACAGGGTTAAAAATTACTTTTCGAGGAGCACTGAATAATGCCGGTATACGCCACTCCTGAAGAACTGAATAACGGATTCACTCCGGCGGGTAATGCCCTGGCAGCACCTACCGGATTTGATGTGCCTTTACCTGAAGGCACCAACCCCGAGCCTCAACAGGATGAGCCGTCTGTGTGGGGCGCTGCATTTCGTCAGAATAACCTGCTTGGCGAAATGTTCCGCCCGGCCAAACAGTTTGAGCCGGTAGAGGGTTATAACCCTTATGCGGATAAAACCGAGCTGCACGGGTACGAACAGTGGGGCTCGGCGTTTGCTGATTCCCGATCGCCGGAGGAGACCGCCTGGCTGAAACAACAGATTGACGACGAAAACGAGGACCGCAGGGTACTTTCCGAGGCGGGCGGCGAAGGTGTCCTCGCCAGCATTGCAGCCGGAGTGGTAGACCCTGTCACCGTAGCTTCCATGTTTATCCCCGGTGCGCAGGGCGGCGCGGTTGCCCGTATCGCGTCGCAGGCTGCAATCGGTGCAGCTGCAACAGCAGCGAGCGAGGTTGTCCTGAATAACCAGCAGATCACCCGCACATGGGGCGAAAGTGCTTCCCACGTGGCAGCCGGTGCGTTGATGAGCGGTGTATTTGCTGCAGCCGGCGCAGCGCTGTCACCCTCTGTTCGCACTGCTGCCACGCGCGAAGTGGCTGATGCGCTCGATAATATGAGTATCACGTCAGCGACGGACACCGCTGCTGCATCGCTCCCCGAAGGTGGTAGCGTCGGCGCGGCGAGAATCAGTGAGGCAACGCTCGAGGATCTCACTCCGGCAGCTGGCGGTCCGGTCGGTAAACTGGCACGTAAGGCGGGCAGTTATCTGACGCCGTTTACCCGTCTTATGGAGTCACCGTCGAAAACCTCCCGCCGTACGGCGCTGGAGCTGGCGGAGAATAACTACACCCTGCAGGGTAATGCCCGGGGTATCGAGACGCCCGTCGCGGCAGAAACCCGCGTTCGCGGGTGGCGTCGTGAAGAGGCCGCTGTCGTGGTGACGAACAAGCAGGCCTACAGCCAGTACAAAGCGGCTGGCGGTGACCTGAGCTTTTCACAGTTCCGAGAGGAAGTCGGTAACGCCATGCGCAGTGGCGATGTGCATGCTAACCCGGTGGTGCAGGAAGCGGCGCAGGCAATGCGCACCGTGGTTAACCGGGTGAAAGTGGCGCAGCAAAAGCTTGGCCTGCTACCGCCCGACGAGGAACTGAAAGCCATCGGCCAGGAAAGTTATTTCCCCCGCGTGTACAAAGTCGGCAAGATCGTCAACGAGCGTGATAAATTCCGCGAGATGCTGGTCGACTGGTGGTCGCGCGGCGAAAAAACCATGTCCCGCGAAGAGGCGGAAATTACTGCTGATGCCACGATCAATAAAATCGTCGGTGCAAAAATTCCTCAGGATTTTGCGAACGTCTTTATGGTGAAAGCGGCAGGCAGCACCCGGTCGCGTACGCTCAGCGTTCCCGATCGCCTGATGAAAGATTATCTGGAGAGCGACGCCAATTATGTACTGCAGCGTCATATCCGCGAGGCGTCAGCAGAGGTTGAGCTGACGCGCGCATTCGGTAACAAATCGCTGGAAAAGCAGCTCAAGGATATTCAGGATGAATACGATGCGCTGATGCGCCAGAACCCCAAAGACCAGGCGAAGCTGGCGAAAGCCCGCGATAACGATATTCGCGACATCACAGCGCTGCGCGACCGCCTGGCGGGTACCTACGGCATGCCGGACGATCCATCATCATTTTTCGTACGCGCCGGTGCGTTCCTTCGCAGCGCTAACTTTGTCACCAAGCTTGGCGGTATGACCGTTTCCGCTATTCCTGATCTCGCCCGCGGTGTGATGGTTAATGGGTTTGGCAATACCATGCGCGGTTACTCTGCGCTGATAACTCGGTCGCCGGCATTCAAGGCCAACCGGGCCGAACAGTTAAAAATGGCCGTCGGGCTGGAGACCATCCTCCATACCCGCGCGCGTACGATGGGCGACCTGGTAGACAGTTCCGCCCGCACTACGGCGGTAGAAGCGGGAATGGAGCGCGTCACCGATGCGTTCGGCAAGCTCACGCTGATGGGCCACTTCGACGATATGAACAAATCGGTAAACGGCATGATCACCTCCGATGGCATTTTGTCCGGCGCGTTCACTGGCCGCCGCCTTGCCAAGCTCGGCATTAACGACAATATGGCCGCGCGTATCCGCAGCGAATTCGAAAAGCACGGTGAGGTAATCAATGGCTGGCATATCGGCAATTTTGAAAAATGGGACGATCAGCATGTGGCTGGTGTCTTCCAGTCGGCGGTGCTCAAAGACGTTAACAATACCGTTATCACACCGGGGATCGGCGATACACCACTGTGGGCCAGCACGCCGCTGGGTAAAACTATCTTCCAGTTTAAATCGTTCGCTACCGCGTCCTACAACCGTGCAACGCTGGGCGGCCTGCAGGAAGGAACCGGTCAGTTTTATTACGGTACCGCTTTCCAGATTGGCCTCGGCGCGCTGACGTACGCGCTGAAACAGTCTGCAAACGGTAAAGAGGTTGACTGGTCGCCTCAGAAACTCGCCATTGAAGGTATCGACCGTTCCGGTATTCTCGGCCCTCTGATGGAATATAATAACATGGCAGAAAAAGCCTCCGGCGGTATGGTGGGGTTGGGCGCATTGCTCGGTACCGGCACACAGTCACGTTATGCCAGCCGTGGCTTTATCGGCTCTGCGCTGGGGCCGACGTTTGGCCTGCTCGATACCATTACTGATGTGACCGCCGGCGTGCTCAACGGTGATGCTGGCGATAGGGTACTGCATAACGTGCGTACGCTGCTGCCGGGTAATAATCTTTTCTGGATAGCACCGCTGATAAATCAGGTTGATCCCGGTATGAAATAAGTAGCAATATCCGGTAAAACAAAACACGGTGATAAAAATGCGCAAACTTTCTTTTATGTTAACTGGGTTTATTCTGGCCTACTCAACTGTCGCGAGTGCTACGGTATTTGGTGGCTCGAATCTAGGCTTTAGTGGTTATCCTGAGTTTTCGGATTCGGAGCCGACACCTCCTTATGATCGCAATGAATATTCAATGCAAGCGTATAAAAGTGAGGTTGAAAGGTATATCCAAAATGCGAAGGATTATACCGAAAACGCTGGTAACGATATGAAACGTATTCAGGAATCCCAGGACGATGCGATTCAAAAAGCAAACCGCGTTGTAGAGGAATATAACCAAACAGCAAGGGGGTATTAATCGGTCGGGATTCCGACCTTAAACCCACGCCATCATAGCCCTGTATTCACTACGGGGCTTTTTTATGCATCAGGATTACAAAACACGCCTTACCGCACTGAGTGATAAACTCACCGATGTGGTGCTCGAAGAAGCCGATCCGGAAAACTGGCCGGGGGCGGGAAAGAAACCGAGCGAACTGACCAAGGATGAACGCGGCGATCGCTACTGGGATAAGAAAAATGCAGCCGCATCGCTGACGCTGCTGATTAAGGTTCACTCCCTGATTGGCATGCAAACGCGCGGCGGTACGCCATCCGATAATCCTGGTCAGGATGATGAAGCCTTTGCGCTGGGCCAGCAGGTTTCAAAAGCTGAGCGAGAGGCGGCCGCGATTATTGAGCGCCTGCAGAAAGGGAAAAAATGATTTCGTTCCTCGCCTTCTTTTTAATGTGGGCGGAGCGAATGAACTGGGACGTTCCGGACTGCCACTATCAGGCCTGCCACTGGCTGGAGCATCGCGGAAACCTCGCGGTGCTTCGCTGTTTCCGTGGTTTCGGTAAATCAACGATCCTTGCGGTCTATAATGCCTGGCGATACTACTGCGATCGTCAGTACCGCATTCTGCATCAGTCTGAATCAGACGGAACCGCGTATAAAACCAGCCGTGACACTCAGAACGTCCTGCGTAACCATCCGCTGACCAAAGGTATGCTTCCTGACGGGCAGGGAACCGTTGAGCAATGGTGGGTTAATGGTGCGCTGGATTTACGTAACGGCAGCATGTACGCAAAAGGCATCCTGTCTAACGTAACCTCAGCGCGCGCCAACGAATGCCAGAACGATGACGTTGAAGTACCCCGCAATATCCAGACGCCGGAAGCGCGTGAAAAGTTGCGCTATCGCCTGGGTGAGCAAACGCACATCCTGATCCCCGGCGGGCGCAAACTCTACATTGGTACGCCACACACGCATGACAGCCTTTACGATGAGGTGGAGTCTATGGGCGCTGACTGTCTTACCATCCGGCTGTTCGATAAAGAAAAACGCATCGAGGCAAAAGACGCAACGCAGCTGCGCTACGAGTTATCTTTCCGGCCGGAATATGTCTTTGCGGGCATCCACAAGGCGGCGCGGCTGTTGGTCGAAAACGTGGATTATAAGCTGACCGCCGACGGCGTTGAGTTTGCGGACGCACCGGACACGGTTATCGATTTTTATGCAGACTGCGCCTGGCCTGAACGGTTCACCCGTGAAGAAATGGAGAACCGCCGTAAAGAAACACGCACGATTAACGAGTGGGATAGCCAGTATCAGCTGCACAGTAAACCCGTCGGAGACGTTCGCCTCGACCCTGACCGCATCCGGGAATACAACATTCATCCACAAATTCGCTATGCAAACCGCACGGCCTCGCTCTGGCTTGGCAACGTGCAAATAGTTGGTGCTGTCGCCTGGTGGGATGTGGCCACTGGCAAGGTTAAGGCTGACGCCTCGGCGTTCTCTCTGATGCTAACGGATGCCAGGGGGCATCTGTACTGGCATATCTGCCAGGAACTCACCGGCGAGCTTGCGGAGTTTGACGATAACGACAAAATCACCGGCGGGCAGGTAGTGCAGATCAAAGAGCTGGTGCTCAAATATCAGATCCCGGTAGTGTGCGTCGAGGTAAACGGGCCGGGGAGTTTCGCGGGTAAATTACTGCGTCAGGCGCTCAAGGGGACGGGCTGCGGCGTCCGGGAAGAGTTCAGTATCACCAACAAGCAGAAACGCATCCTTGATGCGTTTGAAGCGCCGCTGTCCTCGCGATTCCTGTGGGCGCATACTGACGTGCTCGACGGCCCTGTGTACGACCAGATGCGTGACTTTAACCCGGCGCTGACCAACCAGCCGGACGACTTTATAGACTCTGGCGCGGGAGCAATAAGTCAGACCCCTGTACGCATCGGGAAAGTGGTCGGGATTCCGACCGGACATACGCGCGAAGATTGGCAGTTAAGTGACGGAGATCATCTGGTCGACGTCGATTACTAACTTGCCAGAGGTTTCGCATCATGTCGGTACCGAACCAGACTCCATATATAATTTATAACGCCAACGGCCTGACCACCGTTTTTCCCTTCGAGTTCTATGTCATCAACTCCGGTGATATTCAGGTCACAATTAACGGCACCGTTATTACTAGCGGGTACACGGTGTCCGGGGTAGGGAATATCGGCGGCGGGGATGTGATTTTTATCACCCCGCCAGCCAGCGGATCGGTTGTGATGCTGGAGAGGGTAGTGCCAACGTACAGGCTGACCGATTATCAGGATAACGGCGACCTCCTGGCCGACACGGTTAATAAGGATTTTGACCGCCTCTGGATGGCGATACAGCGTTACGGTATACATCTCGGTCTGGCACTTCGCCGCCCGCTGTTCGGTGGTCCCTTTGATGCAGAGGGTTATCGTATTGAGAAACTGGCAGATCCAGTTAATGCGCAGGACGCAGTGACTAAAAAGTATTTAGAAAGCGTATCTTTAGCCCGGGTGCTTCGCGTTCCAGAGGCATCAGTTGGGTTAGTACCTTCGCTGGATCTGCGTCGCAACAAACTGCTGGCATTCAATAACTCAGGTGATCCTATCCCGGTGTTGCCAGAATCAGGGTCTGCCTCAGATGTTTTGATTGAGCTGGCAAAACCTACCGGATCCTCTCTCATTGGATATCAGTATCCTGCGGATGGCAGTGTGCCAAGAACGGTACAGAAAAAGCTTGATGATTTCGTAAACGTACTTGATTTTGGTGCTAAGGGTGATGGCGTCTCAGATGATTCATTAGCCTTTAAAAAAGCCTCAGCTACCGGTAAGAAAGTGTTTATCCCTGATGTTTCAGGTAATGGTTCTGGCTGTATTTACAAAGTAAAAAATGTATATATCAAAAAGCCATTGCTCTTTGGGGAGCATAGTAATGTGGAGATCCAGCCGGTGTCTGCTGGTGATGAGATGTTCTATTTTGGAGACCCTGACCAATCGTCCACTTACATCATTAACGGCGCCAGAATAGAAAATCTCACCTTCTCCTGCCCAATGGCTTCAGCGGGAGATTACCCTATAGCCATACGATGCCATCAACAGCAGCAAATGGAAGTATTCGGATGTACATTCTATCGGTTAACATTTGAGCTTATAGACTACAGATATGTCACCTTTAGGAAAATTCGTGGAATAGGTTCAATGTTTTATTCAAACAGGACCCAACCAAACGGTGTTGACTGGGCAGATTCATTAGTTATCTCAGACAGTTTTATCGCCTATACTTCCCGCATCGAGGTCCGCAACTCTGTAGGGTTTCAAATGCGAAATACCTATTGCGCAAATCCGACATCTACTCCATGCCTGTTATTGGGGTATGACGATTGGGCAAAACCGAGTCATGGAACGTGCCAGCTGACTGACGTAACAATTGAAGGTGTTACAGAACTCAACAATTGCAACCTTTTTGTTTTTATTGTAAACGGTCATATGGGTGCATTCCAGGGGCATGGATTAACACTTAGAGATTGTTTCTCGGTAAACTGTGTAAATACAGAATTCCATTACAGTAAAGACTTCGGTGTATACATGAATGCGTGTAAGAAATCATCATTCACTAACACCAGGTTTACAAACAATGGTGAAGGCGGAATTAGGGTTGGTGGTAATACGCAATTTGTTGCATTCGCTGGATGTCTTTTTGGTGAAGGGGGGATTGCTAATGACGGCCCAACTCAAAAACGCGGAATTAACATAGAGGATACCAGTGGCGGCGTGACGGTGTTGTCTTCTGTATTCGATGGAAACAGCGAAGTTAATATAGGCGGAGACCCAAGTAAGTATAGGGCGCTGGCATGTCAAGGGGTTCCTGATACTGTAATTGTCAGTAGTGGTACAACATCCCAAAGGCCATCATCGCCAAAAGCAGGGCAACAATTCTATGATGCATCTTTAGGGCTACCAATCTGGTGGAACTCAGTTAGCGGCACATGGAAGCGGGCAGATGGTACTAATGCATGATTAATAATTCAGTTCATGCATAGCTATGCCTTTTATAATAGGCACCGTGGAAAACTCACGGTGCTTTTATATATCACTAATTTAAGATGTTGTATTCCTATTCTTTATTTTTATGATTACCCTTTTTGCTAATCTAGTAGTAGGTATTTCAATGAATTTATGCATCAATACAGCAATGGTGATAGACATTGTCACTATCACACAAAACCTTCTCCATCCATAGCTTTGCGTGTATACTTGAAACAAGTTTGAATACCTATCAGCTACGCTGATAACAACGATGTGAGAGATATACAGAGAATAAGATATATTGCCAATAAAAACAAAAGGTTTTGGATACTTTATACCCCTGCTGATGTCGTAATAAATGATCGGGAACAACAGGAATAATGCACCGATAGCTCCATTTGTAATCCCATACCCATATCTAAACATTGAAATAAAAGCCGCAAGGCCAAAGCATAAAAGTATAGGTGCAACAGCATCAATAGTATTCGATAATTTGTTTTTATAATCTGATAAGAAAAACTCTCCAATAATCATTCCAATTATAAAATCATATATTATTGGGTTTGATATAAAGCTTATGTTTCCCAAAATACCTACATCTAAATACCCTACACTTTGAGCGTCAAATGATACTTTGCCTGTAGTATACATTTGCATCGAAAATGCTATTAAGACAAGAATTAATGAGCACAGAATGGTTCTAAATCTCGAAGTTATAAGAAGCGAGATGCTAAATACTAAATAGAAATACACCTCATATGTTATAGTCCATGCAGGTATTATTAGGCTATATCCATAAAAAGGTGGCGCATCAGTATAGTTTAATGGGATTAATAATGAACTTTTAAAAACATCCATCCATGGAATATTTTCCATTTGAAAAGATCTGTCATACATTACTATGAAAACCAAGTACACTAGCAAGCACGAATAGTAAACAGGAAATATCCTGAAAACTCTCTTTATTGCAAAGTCATAAAATCTATTAGCTCTATTCGTTATGTTTCCATTAGTGGTAAACACCATGATAAACCCACTTATGAAAAAGAAAAGATCAACCGCAAATGGAGAGTTCTGTGTAACTATATTAAAAAAGCTTTCAGACCCAAATTTTCCAGTGAATATAACTGAAAAGTGAGATGCGATTACAATAAGCACAGCGAATGCACGTAGGCACTGAACCCCATCAAGCTTTCTGGTAAAAGAACTGTTTAAGTGTTCCAAATTCCTCTCCTCATTGAAATCTGCAAGTATAATTCCTATACGTTTATTTATTTTTTTTCATTTTTAATAAATTCGTTATGTTTTGGTAGTCCATTTGCAGCCACATACCTATCATGACAACCTCTATCAAAATCATTACTCTATTGCCTTCACTATGCCCTTTTATTAATCCTATGACGCTCAGTAATGCTGCAAATCTCACAAGGTTATTAGAAATTGACTCCATCATAGACATTGCCTTTTCGATTTAATTAACAGTTCGTCGCCTCTTAACAGCCACGATAAACCCAGATATTTCGAGGTTTTTTAAGAATTGGAGAGAGTTTACCATCAGTGGTTGCTTGAATCGACCTCCAGAATATAGTCGGGATTCCGACCGGCTCGCCCGCTTACCCTCAGCCCACTACTATGATTTTCCCCACAGGGGGTGAGGCGTGAGGATGAATAACCTTTCAGACGTAGCGGCGGGGCTGTCCTACGGTACATCTATTGGCAGCTTTGGTTACTGGCTACTGCAACTACTCGATAAAGTTAGCCCCAGCCAGTGGGCCGCCATCGGCGTTCTTGCCAGTATTCTCTTTGGTCTGCTGACTTATCTGACCAATCTGTATTTCAAAATCAAGGATGATCGGCGTAAGGAGGCACGGGATAATGGCTTCCAGCAAGACTAAGCTCAGTGCTGCCGTTCTGGGGCTGGTACTCGCCGGTGCGCCAGCTTCTGTCATTCTTGACCAGTTCCTGAACGAGAAAGAGGGAAACAGCCTAACCGCGTACAGAGATGGTGGCGGAATCTGGACGATTTGCCGTGGTGCCACGATGGTTGATGGTAAGCCAGTGGTGCAGGGCATGAAGCTGACGCAGGCTAAATGCGATCAGGTAAACGCCATCGAACGCAATAAGGCTCTTGCGTGGGTTGACCGCAATATCAAAGTTCCTCTGACCGAACCGCAGAAAGCCGGTATCGCATCCTTCTGTCCGTACAACATCGGACCCGGCAAATGCTTCCCGTCAACGTTCTATAAGCGAATGAATGCCGGTGACCGAAAAGGTGCATGTGAGGCGATCCGCTGGTGGATCAAAGACGGGGGCCGTGACTGTAGACTGACCAAAGGCCAGAAGAATGGCTGCTATGGTCAGGTTGAGCGCCGGGATCAGGAAAGCGCGTTAGCGTGCTGGGGTATAGACCAGTGACCATTAAAGCAAAACTGTTAGTGCTGGCCGTTCTGCTGGCACTTTTCGTCGGTACCTTTTACGCAGGCTTTCTGAAAGGCTGGTATAGCCACAGCGAAAAGGTTAACAGCGAGCATGCAGCGAAGAATAAAAAGGCTGAGAAAGCTGTTGCCACCAGCGAGCAGAAAGCGGCAGCGGCCAGCGCAGAAGGAAAAGTGATTTACCGGACTGTTTACCGAGACGTGGTGAAATATGTTAACGACCCGAACCATATTAAGTGCGATTTTGACGATCACGCTGTGCAGCTGCGGCAGCGCGCAATCGACGCGGCCAACAATATCCCAGGATTTGATGAGCCCTCCGTGCAAGGCAAGTAACGCAGGGCGGGATAGCGACGAAGACCTGCAGGCGGATACTCAGACGGCAGAATGTGTGCGGGAGCTGCGGACAAATATCTATCGCTGGCAGGCATGGTACAGGGCTACGGAATAGCCTGTTTTGTTCCTCAATCGGGAGCGAGATCAAAACGGGTATCAATTCGGGTATCTATCTCATTTGTGAAGATAAAAAGCAGTAAATACATGTAGTTATTTTCTGTGTTTTACTCCTATTATCGGCACCATCAACAGAAAATCCCGTAAAAACAGCATTCTTTAGCATGTTTATCTAACGGTTTGTAACTTCTGTTCTAACGTCTGTTAGCACTGGTAAACGCCTTTGCGTTGTATCGGCTCAAGTATTGTACAACGTACTGGCGGGTAGTTACCAGGCTCAAGCCCGAACAGCATTAGAAATTATGCCATCCCTTGAAGCTAAAAGAGTTGCCGGACTCTCTAAACACATCACTTGAACCCTTAGCGATACGTTCCGCGCTTCGTGCGGCGCTCAATGATGCTACACGTCGAGATGACGTTGCAGAGAATAAACAGGCGTAATGTTGGGAAGACTAACCGGATCGGGAAAGAATCCGGCTCTGCCACGGTTTCGATCACCGGAGTATAACGATCACCTGATAAGAGAACGTGCTAAGGCTTTATCCTCCCTGCGAAGGGATTACACCCTGCGGAAGCGCTACGCGCCGCCTTTTCTTATGTGCCCAACACGGCACGTAATGGTCATCCATTATCTGCACCATTGTAACTTTCGTTGTACTGTCTCTCTGCTGTACGTTGAGCGCTGGCAGATTCAGCGGAGGTGATATCATGTCAAAAGCCACGAATAAGGCAGCCACTAAGCGCAACAACCGTAAGATTCACGCTCGTAAATTCCTTGCTACGCCAGAAGGTAAAGCTTGGCTTGCTAAGAAGCAGGAAGAGCGAGAGGAAATCAAGCTGGCGCGAACGGCTAACAACATGTTTTAAGCTACCCATCACGGTGCTAAATGGCTTATATCGTCTAAAATCTATTAGTTGCACAATTTAGTGGGCTCTTTCTTTGGAGACACTCACCTTGACTGGAGAGCAACGAGATTTTGTTGAGTCAATGTATCAGGATAATACTAACAGTAGGGGGATGGTAATGACCAATAAGCAGTTACGTATCCACTATGGGTTTCATGGAAAACATAAAGAGAAAATTATTGAATGGGACGGATGTGATCAAATCAATACCGTGTTGTCAGCGCTTGTTGAAGATTTGAATATACCGACAGCTACTCAGACAGTTAACCTCCTTGAGCATGGCATTGATGATGTGTTCTTCTTTGATGAAGTAAGCAAAAAGTGGGAAGAGATCCCTACAAAATGGTTGGCAAGGGCATAAGGGGGCGATGTCCCCTTTATTTTATTTTTTAATATCGCCAGTACATTGATACTCCATTGAGACCAGTGTTTCCATACATCCGCTTGAGGATGGTTGAGAACAAACTGAAGTATAACCGCCGAAAGGCTAAGCACCAGAATAGCCACATGCAGCGCAACGCTGTGCTGCTGCTTGAGCGCCTTGCTGGACGTTCACTTTAGGGGGGCGAACATCCCGAAAGAATAACTCGTTTTTACAGTCCCATCAGACTTGCTACCACCAGTTAGAACCTGTTGTTTCTATACAGCACACCCAGACAGAAGCAGAGAAGAAGCTAACAACATCAATAAACTTTTACGCATCAAGGATCATCCCTACCAAGAGTTTTTGTGTTAAGTTGTTGCGGTAAGATTGCTAACTTAAAATATAGCCTCAAAAACTGTAAGAGTTTTCTTAATGATTTCTGTCTGATTCTTGAAAGAAGGAATAATAGTTGCTGCGCGTGATAATGTTAATTGTTTCTATCTTGGCATTACCTGAAACATTAGGTTGCTCTTTTATTGTGTTCTTGTTTGTGAATAACTGGTTAAGTAAACAGGAGGCGATTGCCATCGCGCGTATTATTGCCGTCGAGATGCGTTCATCTGGTTATATAGATAGTTTCGAACTTCGTGTGAGCAGATTTGGGGCGAAGAAGTTTTTTAGTATGTTTGGGGAGTTTTACCTCAACCAATTTGATCCCGACACACGAGAGAGAAAGTATCAGGGGGATGTATCTCTGCAAGGTGTGGGTAATGTGTACTGTGAGTTCACTTATGATCACTACAAGTTTACCAAGTGCACCCTCACTGCTGGTGTGTTCTGATTGCTTTCCAAATGCTCTGGTGCGCCTTGCGTTAACCTTTCAGTCTCATGAGCGCCAGCGGCAGTACAATCACATGTTTCATACGTGCGTCCCTCTCTTAATGCCTGTTGAATACTTCGTTCGTAGTGCGTCCACTTTGGCCTGAGTGATCCCCAGGTAGGCGCGTGTGTGTTCGGTGGAGCGATGCCCTAACATTTTACTAATCACCTCTAAATCCTCATTGTTATTATGGGCAATCGTTGCCACGGTCTTACGTGCGCTGTGCATTGCGATCACTGCGTCCGGTGGAAGGAGGCCGCGCATCTTGAGCTTATCTACTGCATACTGAATCTCTGCATGGATTTTAGAACGGCTGATCGGCTTACCCTTGCTCCGGTTACTGTCATTCTGGAACACATATACATTATTCCCGCGCTCGTTATAACGAGCTTTCAACACCTCCCTTGCTGTCTCCGTGAGTTCCACTTCTACCGCTTCCTTTGTCTTGTCCTGTGTTATACGCAATACCTTGCTACCAATATTCAGTTCGTCCCAGCGCCAGGAACGCATATCCACGCCGCGAAGCTGTGTCTCTACTCCTATAAGGAAGAGATCCGCCACTGTCTGGCTCTTCTTCGCGATTTCCTCCACTACAATCTTCACCTGTTCGGCGCTCTCAAGTCCGTCTGTACGCTTTGCACCCTTACTGATTGCCATTCTCTACCTCCACAATCTGTCTTTATGGTGTAAATATTGATCAAAAACAGAAGGATAGCAAGATCATTTTGTTCGCATTTGCATAAATGTCTTATTGGTGGGGTTTAGGAAGTATTAAGTGGCATTAAACGCGATTAAAGCCGATTTAGGGGAGCGCGGTTGCGAGAAGTGCTTAACGGACTAAAACCAGGCCTCCCGATCTGGTGATTTCGTGAGTTTAAAATATCTTATTGATTTATAATGGTTTTATTTTTAACAATGATGTTTCATGGAAACTTTATTTTGTCAATATATTTATTTTTACACCCTGATTTTGCCCCAGGAATAGCCGAAAAAAGGCCAATAAATCGAGCTAAAATATAAGTGATTGTTTCTACTAAATGATGAATAGGACAGATAACCTGAATGTCCTATCGGAGTGAGATATCGCACGACAGATGATAATAATTCTCACATGAGTTGATTGCACCAAGAAATGATTAGAATGCTAATGAATTGGTGGGATTTGACATGGAAAAAGAAGCATCGTTTCAATTTAGAAAGCTCGTTCAGCACATTGCACCTACCATGAAAGTGTACATTGTGGACAATGATCGCTGTGAGCCTCACGGCGCAAGGCTTTACGCAAAGTGAGTGATAGTTTCAATTGTTACTATCTTAATTGCTATGGTAACTTTATCCCTGTAACAACGGCAATCTTTACCTG